GGCGAAATGAAAATTAGCCTCAAGAACCTTCGCAAATTTATTCGTGATGATGATGATGCTATTGACGTAATGTACCAGCACATTGGCAAATCTGTTTCTTTGTTAGCCGTACTTCCACTCGATAAAAAAAGGGAACTAATCGAAGCGATTAACAAAGTATGTGTAGATGCGGCTAACAGCATTCAGACCGAACCTGTAGAATTAATTTCACAATTTTCACAAATTTCACAAAACGGAAAATTAGGAAAATATGGACAAGCAGAATTTAAAGAAGTACAAGCCTAAAATGCTTATCGGAATGGCAGGAAGCGTGCTACTAGCCTTCTTTATGGGGCTAATTAACATGACTATTGTACTCGCTTTTATTATGGTGGCGATGTGCTTTGTAAGCTGAAATTTAGTATATTTGTGGACTTGCAATAGCAAGGTATCGTGTACGGACGATATGAAAAGAACTTGGTTAAATCTATTAACCATAGAACCCACTTAGCTGAGGAGCCGTACCTCCAAAGCTGGTGGGTTTCTTATTTTATACCAACATGGCAAAAGAATTTTTAAAAATTTGGTTTTCGGACATCGAACTAGCGCATGATTTTTTCGATGGGAACGACAAGCATTTAGGCGAGTTTTTGGTGAATGTTTATCGCAGTTACGCTGAACTTCCAACGAGTTTTCGTTGCAAACAGGTTGAAAAGTACTTTAAAATGTATAGTAAACAAATTGACTTTATTAAAAAAGCAAAAGCAGATGGTTCAAAAGCACATTTGCAAGATGCTGAAAGTCAAGAAGATAAAGGTCAAACCCTTAAAGGGGGGGTACAAGGGGTGGCACAAGCAACCCTACCTAGCACCCTACCTAGCACCCTACCTAGTACCCTCGAAGCAAAAGGAGAAAAGAAAAAAGAAAAAGGAGAAAATAAAAAAGTTAAAGAAGACTTTATTGCGCCTACGTTCGATGAGTTTTTTGTTTACTGCCAAGAAAACGGTTTTGAACACATAGCGAAAAAAGCATTTAACAGCTACGATGTAAACGGGTGGAAAGACAGTAAAGGAACTCAAATTAAAAATTGGAAACAGAAACTTTGGCATGTTTGGTTTGACGAAACAAAAAATCCGAAACCTGCATCCGTACCTACTGCACCACCACAGCCTGTTGACGATAGGGACATTTACCAATACTTCCAATACACACATGGCAATAACGAACTCTACTACAAAGTTCTTAGAGTTAATGCCGAAGATTATTTTCAAAGAGAAATGAGAAATACTAGCAACAAATGTATTCCTAAAGATGACATTAGTCCCGAAAGACGTGCCAAAGCAACATTAATCAGAACTTAGCCAAGACAATGACAACTTTTGAAATTGACGAATATAATATTTTGGGAATAAAGGCAGGGGCAAACGCTTGGACTTGCCCGAAATGCTCCCACCTGCGAAAACCGCAAAACCAAAACCAAAAGTGCATGAGCGTATTTTGGGACACAGGGCTTGGTCATTGCAACCATTGCGGTGAAAGGGTACAATTGCACACCTACAAAAAGAAACGAGATGCAAAGGTTTATACACTACCCGTTAGAAAGCCTACAAATGCCCCTCTAAGCGATTTAATTGTATCGAGTAGTATAAACACTAGGGGAATAGGTTTAGATGCCTTAAATCGCTTAAAAATAGGCGAAGGCAAAAGGTGGATGCCAAAAGCCAATGCAGAAGTGAAAGTGATGGAGTTCCCTTATTTTGTACACGGCAAACTTGTAAACGTGAAGTACAGAGCCAAGGACAAGGACTTTATGTTTGAAAAAGGTTGCGAACTTGTCATGTACAACCTAGATGCCATAATGCACGAAAAAGAATGCGTGGTGGTGGAAGGCGAATTTGATGCCTTGTCCTTTGTAGAAGCTGGCATTTACAACGTAACAAGCGTTCCAAACGGTTTTACCCTCCCGAAAGCTGACGGAAATTCTAGCGTAAACCTTTCATTCTTAGACGATTACTACGAGTTTTTCGAGAATAAGGAAAAAATATACATTGCCGTAGATAATGACAAGGCAGGAAAATGCGGTGAAGCTGAACTTATAAGCAGGTTCGGTAGCGAAAAATGTTGGTTGGTGGACTTTGATGACTGCAAAGATGCCAACGAATATCTTTTAAAATACGGCAAAGAAAAACTTGCAGGTTTATTGCAAACAGCAAAGCAAGTCCCAATCGACTATGTAGAAACCTTAGAACATTTTGAGGATGAACTAGAAGATTTTTGGTTGAACGGTAGCCCAAAAGGTTTGACTACTGGAATGAAAAATTTAGATGCTTATTATTCTATCGAATTTGGGCAGTATACTATCATTACAGGCGCACCGAGTAGCGGAAAGTCAGAGTTTGTCGATGCCATGTGCATAGGTTATGCCATGAAATACGGACACAGCACCGCTTTTGCCTCGCCCGAAAACAAACCAAATAAGTACCATGCCGATAAAATAATCAAGAAGATAACAGGCTATAAACCAACGACTTTAGAAGAAGTAAAATCAAGAAGAATACAACGTGCGAAAGAATTTTACAAAAAGCATTTTTACCACGTAACCTACAATGAAGGCTACGAATTGACTAGCGTACTTGCCAAATTCAAAGAATTGAGGAGAAGAAAAGGAGTGCGTATTTTTGTGATAGACCCTTATAATAAAATAAAGCTGAAAAGCAGTAGCGACAAAAATATAAACGATTATACTAGCGATTACTTGCAATTAATCGACACCTTTTGTCGGCAAGAACAAGTGATAGTAATGCTTGTGGCGCACCCTACCAAGATGCAAAAAGAGGATGGCAAAGAGGTTTTTCAAATGCCTACCGCTTACAACATAAAAGGCGGTGGCGAAATGTACGACATGGCTTACCACATACTAGGTCTTGTTAAATTGGAAAACATGGCTGTAAAAGTTAAAACCTTAAAAGTTAAGTTTTTGCATTTGGGTGAAAATGACCAGACGTTTTTTTTCAAGTGGAACATAAATAACGGCAGGTACGTTTCGATTGAAGAAACCGATTTGGAAAATGGCACAATACATTTTGACAATGGGGACTGGCTTGTTGATGCAAACCATACCGAAATTCAAGAAACAACCGAAAGGAATTACTTTCCACCTGTACGAAATTTTAGCGAATCGATAAAGTTAGAACAAGAAGAATATCCATTTTAAACAAATAATCATGGACAAAATTTACATCATTTCCCTGCAATTTAAAAACAATCCAAACCCGATTGATTATGAATTTATAGACGAACAAGAAGCAAAAAAGAACTTGGCTATTTGGACAAATTTGTCAAAGCACATGGAGATTAAGATTAAATTCTCAATCAAGAAACAGCCAAAAGATGATTCAAAGAAAATAGAAAAGCTGAAAATGGACTACGAAAAGGCATGCAACCAGTACATGAAACTGTTTTGTAAAAAACAAGACATAAGTTTTGAATGGTTTGTGAATGATGACATTGGAGGCATTGCGTTGTGTAGCGACTTCTTTTTTAATTTTCATGATATTGTTTGGGATGTCAACGCCAAAATTCCAAAAGGAGTGATAATCGAGTGGTATGATGCGCAACTTGAAAACCCCGAAAAATCGATTAACTACTATTCGTACACGAAAGGGTTAAGGCATAAAGATTTAAAATAGCTTTTTTGTTTTTAGTATTCAAAAATAAAGTATATTTGTGTTATGAAAATAAACAGAAGCGGTGGGGCTAGAAGGTCATCTGGCAGACCAGCAGGCGAGCCAAAGAAAGCAATAGGGCATCGAGTGTTAGTTAGGTTTCACGCTCAACTGGTGCAGTACCTTAAGGAAAAAGAACAAGAACTGTTAAACAATGAAAACAAGTAACATGGAAAATATTTTAGATTTAGACACGAAAAAAAGCATAAAGATAGGTCAATTCACAATTTACGAATTGACGAAGCTAAGCGTATTTATTCAACACGAAAGTGGCGAAGGTGCTGAATTTGCAATTGATGATTTGGAAAAGGCTGTTAAGTTATTCTACCAAACAAACTTTTAACATGCAACAAACAATTCTTCAACACCTATTTGAACGCTATCAGTTTTTATCTGCTGACGAGTTCAAAAGCTATTTCAATGAAAATATAGATCAACTGTTAGATGCTGAAAAAAAGGCATTAAACGAGCGATTTTACAAAGGTTATGCAGAGGGAATAAATATCGGTCGTTACAACAACATTGGAAAAGACAAGTAATGGAAGCGATAAACCACCCCACTCACTATGCCGATGGGAAAATCGAAGTGATTGATTTTATTGAGGACAAAAAGCTAAATTTTAATCTAGGAAACGTGGTTAAGTACGTGGCTCGTGCTGGCAAAAAAGACAAAAGCAAAGAACTAGAAGACTTGCAAAAGGCACTTTGGTATTTAGAGAGGGAAATAAATAGAAAATAGTCAGGTGGTGGAATTGGTAGACACTATTGAGCATGTATCTGGATATAATACACTTTGCTCAGTAACTCAAATCCAGCGGTTAGCGCCGAAGTGTATGCAGGTTCGAATCCTGTCCTGACTACCTACGTTGGAAGTGAATCACGCTAAACTTCATGACAGCTTGGAAAGACAGCAAATTTAAAATTAAGTAAGTATGAAAAACAGCGTTGAGTTAATTGGCTTTTACGGTTCAGATGAATTAATTGCTTGCATTATCGAGGACAAAAACCTCAATTTCAATTTAGGCAACGTGGTTAAGTATGTAGCACGGGCTGGCAAAAAGGACAAAAGCAAAAAAAACAGCAAATTTTAAATAAATACTATGAAAAATACAGTTCAGTTAATTGGCTTTTACGGGTCGGACGAAATAATCGCTTGTTCTGCATGGACATCTACCAGTCGGGAAATTACCGATGAAAAGAGAGGGCGAATACCTAAGCTAATTAACATGCTTTGGTCAGAAGGGCATGCAACGCCTTTTGAGAAGGGTTCTGTACACTTTTTGGTAAACTGTGATATTGCAAGCCATATCCACCTGTTAAAGCATCGCATAAGCAGTTTAAATGCTGAATCGGCACGTTACAAGGAACTGAAAGAAGACAAATTTTACATTCCTGATGACTGGCCTGAAAAGCACAAAAATAATTTGATAGCTTTTACCGAAATGTCAAATCAATGGTATCACGATACTTTGGAAGAACTTACTCCTATTCTTGGTAGAAAACGTGCTAAAGAATCTGCACGGTATTTCAAAACCTACAATAGCCAAATACAAAGCGATGTACAGTTTAACATGCGTTCGTTTGCCAACTTCTTAAAGCTGCGCAACTCCGAACATGCACAGAAAGAAATTCGGGAAATTGCCGCTAAGATGTTGGAATTGGTAAAAAACATTGAAGGAAATCCGTTTAAGCATACGTTGAAAGCGTGGGGTTATTAGTAACGGTCGGCAGCTTGGCGCAGTGCATTAACAATTTAATTGAAATAAAATGGATATTACAGAAGAAATGATTGAAGATTGCGTTTCTGATTTGTCAATAAACGGAAAGTATAACAAACTTTATCAAATGATGATTAACGAAGTTGAAAACCAAATTTCAAACAAGCGTTTAAATTCAATGGTAGATACATTGAACTATTGTGGATTAGATTGTCGCAAAATGTCAAAACTTGAAATTTTGTTTGAATACTCGAAGCTCATTTAGCATGACACATAACGTTCCGAGTATTGCAGCAAATTATAAAACTTCAAATTAAGAACACATGAACAATAAAGAACAAAAAGTTGAAACAAGCACAGAAGCCGTTATTGTCGGCAATACTGTGTTGCCTACCGTTTTACTTTTTCTTGATGATTATAGGATGCCCATTGACTGTGCCAGCTATATGTATCGAAAGAATGTAGATTGTAGAATATATCACAAAGAATGGAGCATAGTTCGTTCTTATTGGCAATTTGTAAAATGGATTGAAGAAAATGGATTGCCTGATTTCATTTCTTTTGACCATGATTTAGCAGACGTGGTTGAATTAAGAAAAGAATTACCAATAGAGCAATGGTTTGATTTAGAAAACAATAAAGAATACACTGGTATGGACTGTGCTAAATGGCTTGTAAATTACTGTTTAGACAATGATAAACCATTGCCTAAATATGCTGTTCATTCGGCTAACCCTGCTGGCGCAGAAAATATTGAGAGATTGTTTCTGTCGTTCTTAAAAAATGGCAGGTAACGGTTCGGGGCTAAACGCAGCCCTTGTAGAAATTTAATTATTAACCACAGCATTTGATTGGGGTTGCGTTTTAGCCCTTGTTATGTGCTGTAAAATTTACGGATTATGACGGAAATATTTAATGCAAAAGACAGATTACCTGATGTAGAATGTGGAAGTTTTTTAGTGTATGCACCAAAAAGTTTTCCTAAAAATAGCCGTTGGTTGGTGGCTGAATATTATGATGATGTCAAAGGTTTTTATAGCGAAAGTTCTGAAAACTTTTTGGAAGATGTTACTCATTGGACAAAACTCCCTGATGAACCGAAAATGCAGTAAATTTTATTGCACATAACAGTTGTATTGGCGAAGGGCGGGAAAAATAGCAATACTGATGATAGTAGCAAGCTAACAGCCTTTTGCCAATACTTTGTTAGTGTAGTAAATGCACATAACTAAATGATACACAACTATTTTACACCCAGCATCAGTCCCACCCCAAAAAGGCAAGCAAAAAGCACATTGTTAGCCAATTTTCTAACCTTGTTGTTTTTCGCTTGCTTTTTTAGGCTGTTTTCTTGCGTTTTAATGACTTCGTTTTGAATTGCTATGACAGTATCTCTGTTTGCAATTTGCGCTTCCTGTATGGCAATTAAATCGCCTTGTTTGGCAATCACTACGTCCTGCGCATTTATAACGCTATCAGCTTCTTCAATAGCTTCATAAAATAGTTCATGTCTTAAATTGCAACCTACCACGATAGGGGTATCGGTTTTGGCTATCGGTTCTTGAACGGTAATCGGCAATTTGTATTTTGCCTTCTTGTACTTCTTTTTTTGGGCTGATACCTTTGCAACGGCTGCTTCTAAGTCTGCTACTACTACCTCTTTATCTTTGATTAGTTCTTCTTCTATTTTATTAAATTCATCGACTTGCTCTAGGTAGCTATTCATGGAATCTTTGGTTTCTACGTACCTTGAGCAATGGTCGAAATAGGTAAAGATTGCAAGTAGCGCAAATACAACCGCTATCAGCCTACCGATAAAGTTTAGCTTATTTCGCATAACCAATGCAACCGATTAATTCATTTAAAAAGAAAAATACACACATGGCAATTAGTGTGTAATGCTCTGCGGCTGTAACGTATGTACTCGCCATAATTGCACCGCCAAATAGCTTGATTTGGTTTTGAAGGTTTACCACTTCTTTTGGTGTCGAATCCAATAAATTGTAGAATGAGAATTTATATCTTTTTGCCATTATTTAGAATATTTACTTGTAAAATAGTTTATACCGTTAGGGTTTTCTTTGTCTACCACCAACACTTGATTGTTCAAATTTTCTTTGTCGTACCCTATATGAAGCCAGCGTGGTACTCCGTTTTTGTCAGGATATTCGAGTATTAGTTTAGACCATTTTTTTAGCCCCCCTGCCAATATCCAGTTGAAGACCTGCCTACTTATGTTTGCTCCACTAGCATCGATAAATGTTTCGTCAAACGCTTTCCCGAATAGGTGTTCAGACTTTGTGCTTTTGCTGATTAGCTTGTTCAACCGTGGACACCTGTAACCCTGAGTAGGCGAAAAACTACCAAACTTAGCCCGTATCGGTTCGGCAATATTTTGCGCTAATAGCATCAAATTATCCACTACTTCTTTGGGAGGGCTGTATTGCTCTTTAATGCCCTTCCGCATGGCAGTTTCGGACTTTAAAAACTCGCTTAACTCAAAATTTGGGCTAATTTTTGTCATTCTTTTGCTCTTTTACGTACTCATTTCGGAATCTCCAAATAGTGTATGTGGCACTGCTTATCAATACAATTATTTTCAATATGCTTTCGATTTGGCTTTCAAAGAAAACCCATTGTACGCTAGTAAATAAAAAGACTATTGAATTGAAAATCAGTAACATAATCGAATCTGCTGTATGTTGGCTATCTGTTTGCATGTTAGTTTGTTAAATATTTTACCCACCCTCTATCGGATAGCTGAAAACCATGATTTAGGGCTGTTGTTTCCATATCGGTTTCAATTGGCAGTTCGGTTATTTGAAGCCATTCGCCACCATTATTGGCTGTTTCTTCATCCGCATACCTATATGCGTAAAGTTTTTCCCCATCGTTTATTTCAATCCTTTCAAACATATTAGTATTTGTTGTAATAAGTAGACAAAGATAAATTTAAATTCACATTGTAATTTGGGTTTCCGTAAATTCTCATGTTAAACCCAGTGCCACCCCTACTATACACTAGCACCCTGCCATCTTTTAATAAAGTGCCCCTGTCATATTTATTTGAGCCAACGCCAAAGCTAGCAGTTGGGCTAAAAACTGCATCTCTAATTGTGTCATAAATTCGAGCAGTTGCGTTGTTTAGCGGAACTAAAAACACCCTGCCATCGGTCATTAATACACCACCGTTGAAACCATTTGCTCCGGGATATACGCCTGTCGGTGTAGTCAAAGTGTCGGAAACATAATCGTAAATTCTTGCCGATGTACTGCTTCGTGGCACGATAAAAACTTTTCCGTTTGGAAGTAAAACACCGCCACCAAAAGCGGCTGTCCCTGCATATGTGCCGCTAGGCTGTATTGCCGTATCTGTTATAGGGTCGTAAATTCTAGCCGTTGTACCATTAAAAGGGACTAGAAATACACGTCCGTTTGGCAATAAAACTGCACCGCCAAAAACACCAGTGCCACTTGGATAGCTGCCGCCTGCCGTTACTACTGTATCGGTAAAAGGATTGTAAATTTGTGGCGAACCTGCACTGTTTGGGGTCAAAAACACTCGCCCATCGGGCAGTAAAATGCACCCGATAAAGCTGTTAGCCGTGGCACTAAATGTATTTGTTGTGGTAAATACAGTATCACTCGAAGGGTCGTAAATTCGTGCCGATGTGCTATTTGAAGGGCAAACAAATACTCGCCCATCTTTTAACAAACATCCCCCAATAAATGCCGCTGAACCTCCAAAAGTGCCGCTTGGAATAATGACAGTATCTTTATAAGGGTCGTAAATTCTTGCCGTTGGACTGTTTGATGGAATTAAATAAACACGCCCATCATTAATAACTACACCGCCAATAAATTGATTTGTTAATGCACTTACGGTTGCTGTTGAAGTAAACAAAGTGTCATTTACAATAGGTTGATTAAATTTCAATAACTGCTTGCGATACTTTCCCCAATTTTCCGCATTTATATTTCGCCAATCAATTTGAGAATTGTCACTGTTCACTAAGCCATTGGCAAGCCCATTGTCCAAGCCTCCCTGCAAGCCACTAACAGAGCCTTGTTCTTCAATAAATTGCAAACCGTTTGCAGTTCCGTTCATCTATTGGTAATCGTTTCCTGATGCTTGTACCCAACAAGTTTTAGCAGCCGTTAAGCCTGCCGCTGAACCAACTCTTAATACATCGTTCGGCATGAGTGGTATGTACTGACGTCCTGCATTATCGACCGGCAAGCCTACTAAGTTAGCACCGTTCAAAAAGTCTACGTTAAACCGTGCAGCTTCGGTATTTCCTGAAGACAAAGGCACGTTTACCAAACCCAAAGGAATAACGGTTGCGCCACGCAAAATCCATACAAACACGTTTATTTTAGCCGTGTCGTCCGTTACGGCTGTCAAACTCATTACCCTACCACCTTTTGAGCCTGCTGTGTAGGCTGTTGCGCCATTGCTGTTGCTACCAAGAGTAGCTATGTTTGAACTTGCTGCAATTACGCCAACCCCACCGTTAGGAACGTTGGCTACTATTGGAATTTGACCTGCTGTTAATGACATATTTAGAAATTATAAAGTGATTTGAAACTTGCTACCATTGCAAACTCTATTTCGTCTGCCTGTGAAATATTGTTAATTTGTGTTTGAATCGATGATGTTACCCCATCTAGGTACTGAAATTCTGTATTAGACACCGTGCCATTGGCTATTTTAGTAGCATCTATTCCAGTTGGCAAATCGCTTGCTGACAAATCAGCACCAGCCGTTACCAAGCCATTTGCATCGTATGTTATTTTTGTCTTTGTAGCCCCTGTAATTGCTACATTTTTTTGCAGAAACAAGCCAACCGCCCAATCATAAACCGCCTTGGCTGTCAAATAAATGGTATTAGAAGCCGTGTTTCCTGTCATGGTTGTAGCCTTGTTGGCTACGTTTTCAGGAGTAAAACCAAGGGCATCTTGTTTTCCGTTAAAGGTACTCCAATCGGCACTACTCAAAGCACCCCTATTGCTTGCAGAAGCCGTTGGCAAATTGAAGGTATGCGTATCAGTTGCGCTACTAATGCCAAAATCAGTTCCAGTTGAACCAACCGCAAAGTATTGCACCTGCTTTGTTAATCCGTTTAAAGCTGTTAAGCCTGTGGTAAACGTCGTTATAACTTGGCAAAGGTTATTGTCTTCTGTATGTAGCGTAATTGTGCGCCCGCTTGCCGTAATGTAAACCCTAATAGCCAGCCTATCCGTTGCCAAAAGCACGGTTTCGGGAACTGCTAATGGGGTGAAATAGCTATCTTTTGTCGTGCCATTGGTAATGCCTTCCGCAGAACTTTGACTGCTTGCAATTAATGAAAATGTAGTGCCGCTATATTTCAATAATTCTACATAAAACGAGGGCGAGCCTCCACTAGAACTAGCAGAAAAGTATAGTTCGAAATTCCAATTACCGCTAGGTATTAAAAGCTGTGAAGGGTCGTTTGCATCGGTTATAAATTGCGCAATTAAACCATCCGTATTTCGGTTAAAGTTTGTGCCGGCACCTATTATTGCTGTTTTGTTTAATTCGTAATACGTTTCTCCGCCAAACGTGCCTTGATTAACCGATCCGTTCAAATAGTAATTGACCGATGCACCACCACCGCCACCGTTTGTTGGAAGTGTAGCTAGCACCCCATCCCCCCTAATATATTGAGAAGCCGTTCCTGCACCTGTTACGGCGATATCTCCATTTGTTGTAATTGGGCTATTGGCTACCGTAAAAGCTGAAGGCATGGTTAAGCCTACCGATGTAACCGTTCCATCGCCTCCACCGCCTACACTATTTATTATGTATGGGTCGGCAACCGTACCGCTTCCTGTTATCGTTACGTTTGTGCCCGCTTCAATTAGACCAGCAATATCGCCCGCACTAATTAAAATGAAATCGCCCTGCTCATTCAAAAAGTAACTAGCATTGCCACTATCCGAAATGCCGATACAATCTTTTACGTCTTGGCACGTTTTTATTACGTCAGAGTTTCTAGGAGGCGTAACACATTTGGCATCGCCTTGTACGAATACTATCGTTTCGGTAATAAAGGTGGCATTGGCAATATTTAGGTTTGTGCTACTCGCTTGTTTATAAATGAAGGCATTCCAATTGCCCAACACGTTTAACCGTACCTCGCCAGCTAACGGGTCGGGAGTAGCATCGCCTGTATCCACCACCTCAATAATAGGTTTCAGCGCACTGCCTTTATTCTCGAATATTGAGTAAACAATATCGTTATTGAATGGATTTACAAACTTGATTAGAAAATAGCCTAAGCTATTATTATAAGTCAGTTTGACCTTCCGAGTGCTGTTTTGAACGACGCTGAACATATTCGCTATCTAGTAAATCGTATAACTGTTTTTTCGGTTTTTTGGCTTTGTAACCTACACTTGTAATCTTAAACCCGTACCCATCCGTTCTTAAATCGCATCCGCAATTGTCGTAATAAGGAGAAAAGCATTCCTTGTTTTTAGACAGAAATATTTTCAAGTCTTGCTCATAAGAAAGCGCATCCTGTTCTGCTTGCTTAATTAGTTCGCCCAGCCGTTTATCGCTTATTACGTCGCTGTTGTCTTCTTTGTAGGTGCGTAAACCTTTTTCAGTACTGTCTATATTTGCAGAATTCAAAAACCTAGAATAAGCACGAAAAGCCAATGTAGGGGCAATCGCATCTAACAAGTTTTGGTAGTCGGTTTGGATAGACTCGCTGTCTATTTGCGCCACTAGTTCCTCAAACAAATCTTGGCAAAGCAAAGGTTTAATAAACCTATCCTGAGCCACCATGATTGCTCTTGTTAGCTTTTCCGCATCAATATCCAAGGCAATGTCCACCCATTCATAAATGGTATCTATGCTGATTAAAAGTGTCCTGCAACTCATATTCTGTAACCTAAGTTTTTAAGTGCCAAATCCCTTTTATTGCCGCATTCGGTTTCGCCGTTCATTACCACCGCTTCCGTTTCGTAATCAAGTAGCCTATTGATAGCTGAAATAATTTGACCTGCTATTCTGTATTCTTTACTTCCCCACTCGTTTTTGTTTGTGTTAAGCAAATGAAGGTTTCTTTGAATAGGCTGTTTTGAATAACCTAATGCCTTGCAGCAATCGCTTTCCCCCCATGTTTGAAGCTCTTTGTAGGTCATGTTTACAAGTGAATGGTACTCCCGATACCTTGTTGAAATTTCTTCTTTACTTACATTCAAAGGAGTGTCAAATAATTGCGCAAACTTGTTTAATTGGGTTGCAATTACATCGGTTTGGGTAGGCTGTGCGGCCACTAGTTCGACATCGTAATTATCCTGAATCCACAATCTTTTTTCCTCTGTTGTTAAAGCATTTAGTACGTAATCGGGCAAATCTACCACCAATGACAAAGGTCTTATTGTGATAGTGCTAACATCAAAAGGCACGTTCCAATATTTCATTACGTATTGCAACGCTCTTTCAAGGTCTCGTTGTGGCTCGTTCACATTTTGCTGTAGCATCTTGATAGCGTTAATCAAAATGTTATTATTGCCTAGTGAAGAACTTTGGTCTATGCCTATTAGCACGGGGTGAACACCAACCGCCATGCAAATATTTTGCTGCACTTGCTTTATAAACGCTTCCGAAATCTTGTCATTGTAGTTGTTTGGGAACGGTACAACCTTTGGCATTGAATCGGCATCCCTAGACCATGTAACCAAGGCACTGCCAGCCGCTTCGCCTCCTGTCATTGACCGCAAATCTTCGTCGAACTGCTCTCCTATTGTGGTAAACCTTTCGCCTTTTTCGTCTAGTTGAATCTTTTCGTCGGGGTCTCCTATCATCTGTATTAAAACAGACTGATAAAAATTGTTATCAACTAGCCTTTCCCTATACGTTCCTGTTTTGGCATCGGCCACTATATCTTGCATGGCTGAATAGTAGTCGGGCACTGGATAGAATCGATTGTTTATTTTTGTTTCTGCAAACCAAAAAATCTGACCTTTGTATAAGTCTTTTTCGGCGGCGTATTGTTCCGCTACTTTGCTAGGGTCAAATACGTCATAAAACTTCGTTTGGTTTTTCTTAAAGTCGCTTAAGCCATAAAAAGGATTGACCGCAATTTTAGCGACGTTTCCTTTGTCGTCGGGGATTTGAAGCCGACATGTTTCGAATGGAATGTGCTTTATTTCAAGAATTTTAAAAAGCTGATTGTATGTAATGTGAAGGGCAAAACCACGAAGCAAAGTATAGTCTTCAACTATCTTTTTCAAGAGCGTATCCATGCTTTCCCCCTCGCTGTTTATTTTCAATTTAGCAACCGCTTCATCTGCAAAACCATCGCCAGCTATGTATTTTTTTAGCTTTGAAAGTGTGGCTGTGGCGACTGGAGAATCATAAACGGCCTCTGTAAGTCTAAGTGGAAAGTCATTGGTTTTTCCGTATGGAAGTATATCGTTTGACTTATCTTGCTTTGCTATTGGGGCAAGCCCTCGAAATAAATTATAGAAACGTGCTATTGACATCAATGCCGAAATTGTTTGGCACTAATTTAAGCCTTTCGCTTTCTTCAATCTTTATTTGTGCATAGCTGTGCAACATTTCATCCTGATTAAAATTCATTTTTGCACTACTGTTTCGGTATTTTCTATCAATATCCGCTCGAATTGACGTAAAATGGTGCATCAAAATTTCGGTGGTCGGGAATAAATGGCTAATCAAATGGTTTGTGGTGCGTGTCGGGTCGCAGTAATACGGGTACTTCTGAAAGCCTATTTTCGTGGTAGTTTCTATTTTGTGGATGAACGGCACATAGTACTCTTCTAGATTAACCTTTGCTAGTAAAGGGCTTTTTTCGTATGCTTGAATGTAACAAGCTGAGGCATGGTAATTGTTTTTGATTATTTTTTTCCATGCATTTCCAAATTGGAATGTGTCGTAATATTCGTCACAATCCAAAAAAAGAAAATGAGTGAAGCCTAATTGCCTTGCTAGTTCTAAGCCTAAACTTCGCTTGTTAGTCTCGTTCTTGCAACCGTTCAACCGTTCGCTTGTAATGGTAGGTTTAAACTCAATAATGTGTTGAATGAAGCCTTTTTCGTGCAACCTTAAAACCTCGTTTTTACCGCCTTCGTAGTACTCCCCCCAATTACTTGTAGTTTGCACTACGGCTATCACCGTGTCCACTACGGGTAAAATTTGACGTATTGAACCCTCCAAAAGTTCTTCGCCGTCAAATACATTAAAAATTGCAGCTAGTTTCACAATAATATTTTTTGATGTAGATATATTTCGTATGTATTACTCGAATTTTTTAAATGTTCAATGCACATAGCATCCGTCAATTCAACTCTTTTGTCGTTTATACAACTATTTTTTATGTCTTTAATTTCTTTTGTTAGGTTATTTTTTTTATTGTTTAGCTGCTCAATTTTAGTTTCTAGTTTTAGTATTTCATTTACTAACAAATGTTTTTTTTCTTCTAGGCTTATTATTTTTTTTACATGTTTATTCTCTTTGTCATTTAACTGTAATTCTAATTTAGAATTTATAAATGAGTTGAATTGGTCGTTATTGCCAAAAAATTTTATCGCTTCTTCTACCGTCATTTTTTTACCATTTACCTTTTATGCAATCACAATCTAGGCACGCTGTTTTTGCCTTTAAAACGCACCCACAAGCCGTGCAAATTCCTTTTTTATTATAGCTACAATCGGAGCAAATATGCCTTCTATACCTCGTTATTTCAGTCGGCTTTTGGAATAGCCAATTAAACCAGCCTATTACTATATTCCTTGCGAAAACAAACATACACTTTCTGATATTGGCATTACTTGCCTGTGGGTTTCGTAAGCAAAAAACGTGCTTTGAGCATGCAGTGGTTTTATGCCATGCTTATGCAATAT